CTCATTGGGACAGGTTAGGTACTTCAAATGTATCATGGAAACAAAAGATGTCTGGTATAGAACAACCTGAAGTAAATTGGTTATAACACTATACCACTATATATACGGATAAATAGACCTCAAACCCTTAGTGGAAGCCAAACAGTAATTTAATCTACACACTGTTTTGTGTGTTAATCTATATACCCCTTATAGAACATAAAGACCCTAAGGGTCTAAGAGATCCGCGTTGTCCTCATGCGTCCGGTGGTACGCAGCGGTATACCACCACTTATTTATGGAGGATAATATGACTGTAGAAGCTTTTCTTAAATGGAAGATACTACCTAGGTTTATGATGTTAGCTAGTACAGTAATGTCCTGGAGATGTGCTGAATGGTTTATGGATTTACCTGATCCAACAGGAGCACAGTCAGCTTTTGTGTCCGTAGTAATGGGCGTAATGACTGGTGTGTTTGGAATCTGGATGGGTCACGAGCATAAAGGGGACAAGTAATGCCACCAAGAAATCATAAAGACTGGGTAAAGAAACCCAACATTGAATACATCAGTTCTAAGATCTATTCAGACTGGGATTTATACAGTCAGGAACTAGAAACTATATTTTCTAAAGTATGGGTTCCTGTTTGCCATGAAAGTGAACTTATAGGTGATAACTGGTATAGGACTTCAACAATTGCACATACACCTATTGCTGTTATAAAAAATAAAAACAATATTGGTGTTTATAAAAACACAGGTCTTCGTGGTGTATCAGGACCAGTATCTGAAGTAGTTGGTGATAAGCTACATAGTGAAGTAGGCTATGGTGGAATGGTTTGGACTACACTTAATGATAATCCAGATCAATCTTTAAAGGAATGGCTTAATGGATCATTTGATTGTATTATAGACGCTATAGATACAGAACCATTAGAAGTGTTCCATTATCATAAGGCAGTCATCGACACTAACTATAAACTTTGGCATGATACCAATAGCGAATTTTACCATGACTTCATGCACTATTTTAATCGTGTGTCAGGATTTAATGATGAATACTTTGCTCGTAAGAATATCCCGTTTGACAATGGTCACGTTAACGTTAGTAGCTTTACAGTAAACTATGAAGAGTATGACGGGTTTGAAGATAGAGGTGAGTTATCATTCCCCAATCTACCACCAAACCAGTGGTACATGGTTGACCTCTTCCCAGGATACAACTTCAACCTTCGCGGTAGCGCATATCGTTCAGATACAGTAACCCCTCTTGGACCTAACAAAGTACTTATTGAGTTCCGTGGTTATGGTTTAAAAAGTGATTCTGCTAAAGATAGACAAACAAGAATTAATCATCACAATAGTATATGGGGACCGTTTGGTAGAAACCTACATGAGGATTTAATTGGTGTGTCTGGTCAAGGTGTGACCATGCGTCCAGGAGCAGAGTCCCGCAATATCTTGCATGGTAGACATGAAAACTCTACTATCCATGATGAAGTGGGAATGCGTCATTATTATGCAGAATGGTCTAAGTGGATGGGTGTTGATGCTCAAACAGGTAAGGCAGCATAATGAAAAGCTCATGTATTGGTGTATGTAGATTAGATGCTATGGGTAAATATTGTGTTGGCTGTGGTAGAACTATAGGACAGATAACTGCAGCAGGTATTGGTAAGTATAATGACACCCCCAAAGTGGAAAAGAAATAATTATAAAAGCCCTATTGTATATTTAGGAGGAGAAGAACCATGTCAATCGAAAAAGGTGGAGAAACCTTTGCAGGATTTAACAAACCAAAAAGAACTCCAGGCCACCCCAAAAAGTCCCACGCAGTCCTTGCGAGAAAAAATGGCAATCCTCCTAAAGGAAAACTAATACGGTTTGGAGAGAAAGGGGCTAGTACTGCAGGTAAGCCTAAGGCAGGTGAATCTAGGCGTATGAAAATGAAACGTAAATCATTTAAAGCTCGTCATGGAAAAAACATTGCTCGTGGACCTTTAAGCGCAGCGTACTGGGCTAATAAGGTTAAGTGGTAATTATGGAGGACAAATTGTTAGAAGCAGTTCGTAAACATGCAGAGGGTCATGTGGCTAAGCACGTGGCAAATGTTGAAGTTTATTTAGACAACCCTGTTGGGATTGGTGAGCATAGTGATATTATTGATGCTATTGAAACTGAATTAAGCAGTATGGCTAAGTGGCATGAAAAACTAGAGATGCTTGATATATACATTATGGAGGCTAAGGATGGCTGTAAATGCGGCAGGTAACTACACAAAACCGACAATGCGTAAAAACTTGTTTAATAGAATTAAAGCGGGTAGTAAAGGAGGTCGTCCAGGCCAATGGTCGGCACGAAAGGCGCAGATGCTTGCTAAACAGTATAAAGCGAATGGTGGAGGCTATAGAGACTAATGCCAAAGAAACCGTCACAAAAGAGCCTAAGCAAATGGACTTCTCAGAAGTGGCGAACCAAAAGTGGTAAACCCTCTACACAAGGCCCGTTGGCTACTGGAGAGCGTTACATGCCAGCTTCAGCTGTGGCTAGTCTTTCATCAGCAGAACACGCTGCTACCACTAGGGCTAAGAGAAAAGCTACAAAGGCAGGAAAACAATTTAGTAAACAACCTAAAAAGGTTGCAAGCAAAGTAAAACGACATAGAGCGTAAACCCAGGAGTGGTAAATGTCTAGATTTGTACAAGAAACACATAAACAAAAAGATGCTAAGAAACCTCAAGCTACATTACCTAAGGCTGGTTCTTATGATTTAAAAGCTTTAGAAAAAGCTAAGCCTATATACTCAGGCACTGGAGGGAAAAGGTAATGGGACCCGAAGGATACAAAGAGGTTGTTAGTGATGAGCAACTAATCAGCATGGTGGAATCTGGTGTACAGAACTCTACTGGTGATTGGTTAAACTCATCTGAACTAGCACGAGAAAGATTAAAAGCTACTTATGAATATGCAGGAGTGGCTGACTACCACTTATCACCTCAGGGTGTTAGCACAATTGTGGACACATCTACAACAGAAGTAGTTGAAGCTTATACAGCTGTCTTATCTGATTTGTTTCTTACAAATAAAAGACTAGCAAGGTTTATGCCTTGGGATAGCTCCCCTGCAGCAATTCAAGCTGCTAAGGATGCTTCTGACATAACTAACTATTGTTTGTTTAAAAAGAATAATGGATGGGAACTTATACAACAATGGATGAAAGCAGCGTTACTATGGAAAAATGCTGTGTGCCGTTGGGGTTACATTGAAGACTACGATTACGTATTTGAAGAATATGAAAAGATTAGTCAACCAAACCTTGATAAGTTGTTATCAGAAGATGATGTTGAGATAGTTGGTGACTTAGAGTTTGAAAATCAACCAGAAGAATTTTCTCAAGAAGTAGAACTTATGTATGTTGATGTTCGTATTCGTAAACGTATTAATAAGTCTCGTGTTAAAATAGAACTGGTTCCACCAGAAAACTTTCGTATATCAAGAGATGCTACGTGTATTGATGATGCAGCTTTTGTTGGTATGCAGACAGAGATGACACGCTCAGAAATCCGTAAATACTATCCTGAAATGGCTGACAGCATTGACGCTTGGGATGAACTTGGTGATGATACATGGTCAGGTAGTTTAAAATACTCTCAAGATATTGCAGCACGTAAACAGGTTACAGGACAAGAGTATACTCAAGGATCCCTACAGCAGGAAACCACACCACTAGAAGCTAATCGTGAAGTGGCTGTTACAGAATGCTGGATGCATGTTGACCGTGATGGTGATGGTATTGCAGAATTAAAACACTTTATTATAGCAGGGTCTCATATCCTGTATGAAGAAGATTGTGATGAAATCCCAATGGCTTCTATTGTTCCTATCGATATTCCATTTGAATTTTATGGTTTATCAATGGCAGATTTTACACGTAGTTCTACACTGGCATCGACCGCCATCCTACGTGGCTTTGTAGAGAACACATACCTCACTAACTATTCGCCTAAACTGGCTGATCCTAATGTGGTAGACTTCTCTGCATTGCAGAATATGAAGCCTAAACAAATCATACCAACTAATGGTAGTCCTGTAGGTGCTGTCCAACAGTTACCCCCTGAGACAATCTCAACAGGTACTGTACCATTGCTTGAGCATTTGCAAATGATTAAAGAGCAAGCCACTGGTATGTCTAAGGCTGCTCAAGGTCTTAATGATACACTATATGTGTCAGGTAACTCTGAGCAAAAGCTATCGGCAGTTCAGTCTGCTGCACAAAAACGTATTCAACATATTGCTCGTAGATTTGCTGAGACAGGGTTTAAACGTCTTTTGTCTGGTATCTATTCTACTATGCGTAGTAATATGAAAGGTAATATGGATTATAATATTGCAGGTGCATTTAAGTCTATTAATATGCAAAACTTACCTTCAACTATGGACTTAGAAGTTTTATTAGATATTGGTGAAAACTCTAACTCTGCGTTAATAGGGAAGTATAGTCGTATTGCTGGAGAAATTCTTCCTGCATTAGCACAACAAGGTGCAGGTATGATTGTAAAACCAGAAGCTCCAGCTATCCTTGCTACTAAGTTAATTGAAGCAATGGATATAGACAGTAATGACTTCTTACAAGATTATAATACAGATGACTTTAAACAAAAAGCTGCTCAGGCTATTCAAGGTCAACAACAAAAAGCTCAAGCAGAACAAGCTTTGCAACAACGTAAGATTGAAGCAGATGCTGCATTAGCAGAAGCAAATGTTGTTTACACTGGTGCTCAAACTAAAAACACTATGGATGATAATTCTAAACAGCTTGCAGTATCTATTGATAAACATTTCCAAGAATGGGCAGATCTTCAAATCAGAGCAACTAAAGAAGGTGCAGAGTTACCAGAACATCCTGGGTATGACCAGATTATTATGTTAGCTAGGCAAATCCTAAGCCCACCTCAACAACAGCCACAACCACAGATGGGACCACAGGGACCTCAGGAGATGATATAAATGGCAACAGTAACACTTTCAGCCGCTGGCGTAGGCGCTGCTCAATCAGGCGAAATTATTTACAACACACTTGTAACTTAAGACAATGGAAAAGTATCGTAAGACAGCTGAGAAGAAGCTGGGAAACGAAAAGTCATACGGTAATCATAAAATTCATCCCGAAGAACTAGCAAGGCAATCCCATGTTAAAGGGCACTTTGCATCTAGGGAACGGGATGAGTTTTTTGATGAAGTATATGGTGAAGTCTTAATTGACTTTTTCCTTGAGTGGCTCAAGACGGAGCCGCATGAAACTAAATCTCGTGAGTTTCTCTACAGTTCTGCTATGGCACTAGGAAGTGTTAAGGAGAAAATGATGAACTTTGAGATGTACGGAAAGAACATTCCGCACCTACAGGAGGACAACAATGAGAACGATTGATATCGATGCTCTTATAACGAATTACAAAGAAATGATTAATACATTAGAGTATGACTCTATGCGTAGTGCAGGTAAAGCAAAACTTAATGCTGATAAACTTGTACACATGCATTCACTTATTAATCATTATACTAAAATAAAAAATTCTGAAAAGGCTAGTCCTAAAAAGGAGATAGCAAATGGAAAGTAATACCGAAGCGCCTGTAGACTCTACCCAAATGGATGAACCTACTGCAGAGGTTAATAGTCAAACTGAAGAGGCTTTGCTGGCTGACATCATAGCGAACTCTGAGTTCGTAGATACTCTACCCAATGAGCAAGTACCTGAGTTAGACGCGGAAGACTCTGATGAAGAAGACCCAGAAGAATCAGAAGAATCCGATAATGAAGATGATGAAGAAGAGATTGAAGAAGAAGCTGAAGAAGACACAGACGAAGAAGATGCTGATGAAGAATCCGCTACCGATGAACCTGATGTGTTTGCTACAGATGACTTGGATCTAGAAGCTAAAGTTGTAGTCAAAATAGATGGCGAACATACTGAAGTTTCTTTTGGTGACCTTATTAAAGGTTACTCTACTGAACAACATCTGTCTAAAAAGGGTCGTGAACTTGGTGATGCAAGAAAGCAGTTGGAAGAAGAATATCAAGAAAAGGTTGGAGAAATCCAAAACTTATCTAAAGCATCTGCTGCTATACTGTACTCAAATGAACAAGCTCTTTCTAAAGAGTACCATGATATCGAAGCTCAAATTGATAAGGCTCGTAAAGATGGTGATACATATGAAGTTGGCGAATTAAAAGATAAACGAGAACAAGCACAAAAGAGTTACTGGAATGCACGTAATCAACGTGAAGAACTAGTAACCACTCTTCAAAAATCTGAACAGGAACAAAATGAAAAAGAATGGAATGAACAAATTCAATATTTTAATCAAACTATTCCTGACATGATTCCTGACTTTAATGAAGAGACTGCTGTAGCAATTCGTGAATTTGCTATTGAAGAAGGTATTTCTACAGAAGTATTAGACTCAATTGCTGATCCTGTTATTGTAAAGTTTGTCGATGATTATCGTAGACTTAAACAAGGTATTACTAAAGGTACTGCTAAAAGAAAAGCTACTCCAGCTAAAAAGGCCCCGCTTAAGAAAGCTAAAACTACAACCCGCAAAAAACAAGACAAGGCGGCTGAAGTTAAAGCCAGAGCGATGAGTCCTGATTCTTCTAATGAAGATCAAATGGAGTTTTTGAGAGGTCTTGCCAACCAATCTTTAAATCTTTAATACCTCGGAGGTATAATTAATATGGCTAATAATCTTGGTGTTCGCGGAACTGGTGGCCCACAGGGACCAGCACGTGGAACTGGCAAAGATGTTTCCCAACGGGAAGATCTAGCAAACTTTATCACAATGATTACTCGTGATGAAACTCCTTTTACTTCATCTATCGGTAAATCTAAAGCAACAGCTATCTACCATGAGTGGCAGACAGATCAGCTAGAAGCCCCAGGCAACTCTCGCATTGGCGAAGGTACTGACTGGATTGCCCCAACCGCTGATGGTTCTGGTGGTACTGGTGCAACTCCAGCAACAGGTGCTAAGTTTGCTGTGTCTGGTCCTTATCGTACTCGTTTGGGTAACTATACTCAGATCAACGGTAAAACAATTGCTGTGTCAGGAACACGCCGCGCAGTTGATCAAGCAGGTGTTGCAGACGAATATGCATATCAGCTTAAGAAGCGTGGAACTGAGCTACGCCGTGATGTTGAATTTGATATGATTCATTCATACAACACAGCTAACGCTGTAGGTGTACAGAATGCTAACTCACGTTCAGCTGGTGGATACCAGTCTTTCATTAACTCAGCAACTACATGTAACTATGTAGGTGAGTTTGAAGCCCCTTCAGCTTCTACTTCTAACGCTGGTACTGATGCACAAGGCACAGACACTGTACGTGGATCAATTAATGGTGGAACTACTGCTCCTGCACGTGGAACTCTTGCACTGACAGACATTGATGCTGTTATGCAGAAAATCTATGAGCAAGGTGGTAAGGCAACTAAAGTTATGTTGTCACCAAAACTACGCCGTGACTTCTCAGATCTAATGGTCTCAGATACTGGTGTTGTTCGTAACATTGATGCTGGTGGAAAACTCCGTCAGTCAGTTGATGTATACATGTCAGACTTTGGAGATCTTATGGTAGTTCCTAACTACATCATGGGTCTGTCAAACTCTGTTGCACTAAAAGGTGATAACGGTACTGTATTCTCAGGCGCAGGTATTCCTGACGTTGCTGACTTTGCAGCATTGGTCTATGACCCAATGTGGTTTGCTACAGCTTACCTACGTCCTATGCAGGAAGTAGATGTAGGCCAGCAGGGTGACTCAACCAAAGGAATGATGGTTGAAGAGTGCACCTTGGAAGTACGCAACCCACTTGGTTGTGGTGCTATCTACGGTCTTAACTAGGCTAATTGTTAGGGGAGGTCTTTATGGCTTCCCCTTTCTTTTTATATAGGAGATAAATATGGCTGATCCAATGAAAGAAAAAAAACTAAAAGCAATTAAAAAAATTGCTAAAGGTATGGGTGTTCCCCTAACAGGTAAAGAAATTGAGTACAAAGCAATGGGCGGTAATGTAGCAAAGTACTACGGTAAAGGTGGTAAGGTTGCTGGATGTGGTCCTGCTCAAAACAAATCATAATTTAAAGGGAGATAAGTAAATGCTAGTTATTCAACTTGCTAATGGGAATACTTACCCAGCAGATAGATGCACATATCGTGTCGATGAATCAACAAATAAAATTACACATTTTGACCCTAACGCTGTAACAGTAGCAGTAGGGAGTGCACCAACCGCTGTAGGCGCAACAGGTGCACGACTAGGTTATATTAAAGCAGGACGCTTTGCACCATATACACAAACACCATAAGGAGACAAGAGGACATGTCTAAAGAAACTGACTTTAAATTTCGCAGTTCAACTGTAGAAGCAGATAAAGATATTCATGCTGGCTTTGACCTAGAATCAGGTGATTGGCAAGCAACTCAAAATATAACACAATATAAAGAACAAGCTAAAGAAGATCGTGATCGTCAAGAATACTTTGGGAAAACTAAAGGTGGTTATCGTAAGATGGCTACAATTCCTGATATTGTTGCAATTAAAATATTGCAAGATCATCATTTAGATTTACATGACCCATCTTTTATGGGTGATCCTAATAATCTTAAAAAGCTTAAATCTATTCTGTTGAGTGAATATAGAGATCTTGTAGTCAATACTTAATCAGGAGGCCCACTATGGCGTTGACTTATACTCAGCTAGTGGCACTTGTTCGTACATGGTGTAATAGGGATGAAGAAGTAGTAAGTGATGCTATTATTCAAGACGCTCTTAAATATGCTGCAGATAAAGCGTATAGAACTTTACGGGTTCCACCACTAGAGAATGTTGCTATTTATGAGAAAACACTATTACAAGCTGGAACTAAAGCAGCTAATAGTTTACAAGGTAGTATAACAGAGATACAATTACCTTACGATCTTATAGAATTTATTCAAATTAGAGAAGTAGATTCTGCTGGATTAACTACACGTGTCTTTAATGAAAAATTAGATATACGAACATTTAATGATGCTTTAAGTGAAAAGTATACAAACCTTAACTACTGGGCAAGACAACAAAACGTTGTGTTTCTTACCCCAGGGTTTGGTGCTGGTTCAACAAGCAATCAAGCAAACACAATAGAACTTTATTATTATCGCAGACTACCTGCCTTAGATGCAGTGTACGCTGTAACTGTTCTTAACTATAATGCTGGATTCCTTACCACAACAGGTGCAGGGTCTGGTGTTACTAATTCTAAACAACTATTCTTTAATAGTAATACAGGGACAACCGCATATGCAACAAGTGCAGATGCACAAGCAGCAAGTGCTGGTGGTACTGTAACAAATGCTTATTATATTGGTATCTCAACACCTAACTGGTTACGTGATGAAAATCAAAGGATTCTTTTGTTTGGAGCATTAGCAGAAGTCTTTGCTTATGTACAAGATGATCAACAAGCATCAAAATACAATGGTGCATTCTTAGCAGAAATTGCAGAAGCAAATGATGAGGATGCTAAACGTAACGCTTCAGGCGGTAACTTACAAGTAAACTTTAATGGACGAGGGTTAATCTAATGACTACACCAGCAAGACCTGGCTCCTTTACAGGAGCTACTGATAACGCCGCCAGTGGTGGATTATTTACAGATACCCTTATTGACGGTATCCCCGATATTATAGGAGCCGATGTAGCATCTGCAGAAGCAGCCGCCGCAGCAGCTAAAGTATCAGAAACAAATGCTGCTACAAGCGCTACTGGTGCAGCTACAAGCGCAACTAATGCAGGTACTTCGGCTACTAATGCAGCGACTAGCGCAACAGCTGCGGC